GTCATACTGTGGCGGTCATTGCGACGCCAGCCACAATCGGTGTTACGACGACGTTTTCGGCTAGCCCGTCGGTCCCGGCAACGGTTACTCCGTCAACAATCTCTTGCCCAGCAGTAATTGTTCCAAGTGTAACTGCTAACACAATCGTCTTACACGGTGGCATAGTCGGTCAAGCTAGTGTCCCCAGTGTTACAACGTCAGCGATTGTTACACCGGCTGCTGTGGCGGCTGGAGCGACAATACCTGAAGAGACACTCTATATCACTGTCGATGCGACACCGGGAGTTGTTGCAGCAGCAGCAACGATGCCTTCGGCAACAGCAAGTGGTAATTACACAGCGACACCAGCAACAATTGGGGTAAGAGCAACAACACCTACCGTTTCAATGTTCAGGTATCTAGTAATACCCACAACAAAGATCGTTCCCTCGGTTGGCTTACGTGACAAACCAACACCAGCAGCATACGCACTGATGCGTCACTACGAGCCGGGGCTACGAGGAGATAACATATTTATTATCAATGGGACAACTGTCCAAGATTTTTTGCCTGCCGACAAAACAACTGTCACACGGTGGATATATGGAGGACATGAAAGCCCGAAAGATTTAACAGATGCAGAAGAAACCGTGCTGTTAGCAGCAGGGTATTCGTTCAGAGTAGGACCGGGTTAATGCCAATTTATGTTTACCGTTGTCTCGATTGTGGATTATCACATGAGATCCGTCATGGGTTCGATGAAACCTATGACGGTACTTGCGACGCATGTAGGGGAGTGGTTCGGAAGTACTTCGGTGAAGTGCATATAGCTGCTTCGGCTACCCCCACACGAGGGACACATGATGGTAAAGAGATTAATTGGGCCGGGACTAAAGCTAAAGAACGAGCCAAAGAAAAAGATATGGAGGCCTATAAGCGACTCCGATCTGAGGGCATTCAGCCCAAGGGTATTGACGGTTCTGCCTATGTTGAAAAACACGCAGGATCTAAATGGGAAGTCCAATCGGGCACAGTTTTAACTGGGGAGAAAAAAGATATCAGACGTAAAGAACGTAATTTAGATACGATTCTCGGAGATTAACAATGACAACGGCACAAGCATGGATAGACGAAACTAGAGACTTACTGTTATCTGGTTACGTGGAAGAACTGTTAGTGCTTGGCGCATCAGTAGCTACCGGTGACACACAGCTAACAATAACCGATGCCTCAAACTCAGGGATTGTGCCCGGAGTTATCATTGAAATTAATTCTGAAGCGATGTACGTCCAAGGTGTTTCAGGTACGACTGTTGACGTAATCAGAGCTTACGGTGGTTCAACCGCAACAGCGCACAGCAACCTTGACATCGTTCGCATCTCACCAAAGTTCCCTACATACAGAATTTTGGAAGCTTTAAACAACGAACTGCGTGATTTGTCTGCCCCAGACAACGGGATCTTTCAAATCAAAACGTTTACTACTACCTATAATTCAAGCAAACAAGGCTACGACTTAACTGAAGACGGCGTAGCTTTAACTAACGAAGCAGTGCAATCTATCTACGCAATCTCTTACACAGACCCCATTACTGTAGAAGCTAGAGAACCAGAGATCCGCAAGTGGGGATTAAAAAGAGACAGAATAACAACATCTTTTAGCAGCGGAATGGCTTTGATTCTGTACGAAGCAGCGTTCCCCGGAAAGAAAATCAACGTAAGTTACAAATCACCGCTTACACTTATTACAGCAACAAGCGATCTTAAATCTGCTACTGGGCTACAATCTACCGCCTATGATCTTCCACCTTTAGGCGCTGCGTTGTCGTTAATGACTACTGCCCCTATAAGAAGAGAGTTCTTAGACGCACAAGGAAGCTCACGGCGGGCTGAAGAAGTTCCACCCGGAGCAATCTCCGCTTCAATGCGTGACCTTCGTGCTCGACGTGACATGCGAGTAGCTGCTGAGGCTGCTCGCCTAGCCACAATGTACCCACAGAAATACTAGCTATGGCTTTTAATGCTGAGTTCCTGCCGGTCGAACTAAACGGTGAAACCTATGGTGTCGATACAACTATGTATCGGCGCACAACCGTTCCTGTTTCAAGACAGCAGCGTGACAACAGCAAAGAGCCGGGTGAAAACACTTTAGATACAACCGGTGCTTGGGTCCGGTCACAAACAGACTGGTCCTATGGCGCTGGTCAACTCTATTTAGACAAAGAAGACTCAGATAGACGCAGGTTTTATTCTTCGCAAGGCATAGATGTGTGGACTAAAGGCCAGATTTCTTTGCTAAACACAACAGAAGACACTGCTTCGTCGCTTACCTTGGGCACTGAAGACTTAATTATTAAGCGTTTTGTTACATCTACAGGCGTTGAATACATTTATTTAGTTAGCGATACAAACGTTTTTTATTCTTCTAACGACGGCACCGCATGGGTAACGCTTACTGGAAGCAACAACATAACTGACATTAGTTCTGACGGAACTTACGTTTACCTCGCACAAACTGGGGCTAACGTTCCACGAAAATACACGCTTGGCGATAACTCTACGGACCACGGCTTTGGAACTTTAACTCCTGACTTATTACAAATAGTTGCAGGCAGAGTTATTGGAGCAGAAGACAACGCTATCTATGAATTAGATGCAGCCGGAGCTAAAGCTTCGTCGTCGTTAGATTATTCACTTCCGTTGACATCGAGTAAATGGACATCCATTACTGCTGCTTCAAACGGTATTTATGCTGCCGCTAATACTGACAACACTGGGTCTATCTACTACATTGGTGTCAATAGTTCAGACGGAACATTGAACGCTCCGACGTTGGCTGCGTCGTTGCCCCGTAATGAAACTATCAACGAAATGATGGCCTACGGTGGCTTACTCGGACTAGCTACGTCAACGGGATTTAGATTAGCTTTAATTAATCAAGAATCAACATCAGGTTTAACGCTTGGCCCTGCTATAGACACAGGCGGTGAAGCTTTTTGCCTTGAAGCTGATGGCAAATTCATGTGGTTTGGCTGCGATAACGCCCAAGTTTACCGAGCAAACCTTTCTTTGTTCACCGAAGTTTTAGTTCCTGCTTACGCAGCAGACTTACAAATGTCGGGCACGGTAGCAGCTAATGACAAAGTTGTTAGCCTTGTCCGGCTTAACAACGACAACGATCCTAAACTTTTCCTTGCAATAAACAAAGCTTCGGGCGCTGGTGTTTGTTATAGAGAAGACTACAGCGGCGACAAAGTTGCAAGCGGAGAACTAATAGCTGGCGAATGCACATGGTCTACTGTCGTGCCAAAACTTTTACGTTCTGGGGTTATCGACCTTGACCGATCACAATACGAACGAGCTAAAACAGCATACCGAACAACAACTGGATACACAGCTTCAACTCCTTACACGCTTGGTGCAGCTACAACTGACCCAGTAGGGAAAATACGACTTGTCGCTACCAACGGAGCGCAAACATCTGCCGCTATACCAGACACCACTGGCACACTCCAAACAGGTGTACCAGAAACGTTCACGTTTAGCGATGGAGTTAATACTGCAATCTCTTATGATTTAAAAGTCCAACTCGAACGTGGTTCAGCAGACCCAACCACTACCCCGATCTGTCATGACTGGCAACTTACTGCTGTCGCTGTACCCCGACGCATCGACGAAATTATTTTGCCTCTCATATTCCGGCGTGATGTTCTTACTAGCCGAGGCTCTGGTAAACCCCGGCCTGCTCTTCTTGTAAAAGAAACCTTTGAAAACTTGCGTACTCTGATGGAAAACGGCGCTGCTATTACCTATAAAGAAGGTAAACGTACAGACAACGTGACAATAGAACGCTTAGAGATGACACCTGAACGCCTATCCGATGACGGAAGCTGGTGGGAAGGTACCCTAATGGTTAGGTTATTAACTGTTCCATCCTGACGGGGGGCACATGGCTAAGGTTCTGTTCTTTGATATAGAAACAGCACCCAACTTGTCGTATGTATGGGGACAATGGCAACAAGACGTTATCCAACACGTCAACGAGTGGTACATCATTTGTTTTTCATACAAATGGGAAGACCAAAAGTCCACCAAAGTTGTTTCGCTAGACGATTTTGATTTGTACAAAACGGAACCTGAAAACGATTTCGATGTTGTACATAAACTCTGGCAACTGTTAGACGAAGCGGACATAGTGATCGGCCACAACTCCGATGCTTTCGATATTAAGAAAGCTAACGCACGGTTCGTGTTCCATAACTTTGGTCCACCTAGCCATTACCAAACAGTAGATACTTTGAAACTGGCTCGCCGTCATTTCAAATTCAACAGCAACAGGCTTGGACATTTAGGCGAGCATCTAGGTCTTGGAGCGAAAGAGGTAACTGGTGGATTCCAAACATGGGAAGGCTGCATGAAGGGCGATCCAAAAGCTTGGAAGCTAATGAAGAAGTATGCGAAACAAGATGTTGATTTGCTTGTCGATGTTTACGAACGGTTACGACCGTGGGCTACTAACCATCCCAACAAAAACGTTATTGATGGAACTTCTTATGCGTGTCCTACATGCGGTAGCAACAAGCTACAAAAACGAGGCAAAAGAAGAACTCGAACGATGGTATACCAGACTCTTCAATGCACTCGATGTCGTTCGTATTGCAGAGAAAGATTAGCTTTGGCGCAAGATCGACCCGAAGTCGTTTAATCTTTAGGCCTAAGTGGAATCTCTGCGTCTGGCGCTAAGATTCTTTTCTTACATTTGTGACATCGGCATTCCCCGATTAGATACTTAGCTAATGTCCCGTGCTTTTTGAAGTCGGCTTTCTCCCAACGGATGTGGCCGAGATCATCGACGTACATTAGTAATCTTCTGGGTTTGTTGATTCGTCTTTAAAGATGCTGGCTATACGCTCGGCTTCTTCTTTATTTCTATACCAGTCACGTATTTGGCTGTCGCAAATAACGGCGTACCCTTGAACACTTAGTCCAGCGCCGATTCGAGCAGGTGCTTTTTGAACTTGAACGTCCATCGTTATCTCCAATCACGATGTCAAACAGATTATACCACGCTAAGTGAGGATTAGGGCAGGATGCTGGAGGCAGAAAGGAGAAAACATCCTCCAGCATCCCAACCGGTTATGCACTACCGGTTTGCCCTTAACGATTCACGTAACTCTCGTAACCTTTTAACGTTCTCTTCCTTAGGAAGATACTCTCTTTCTATAGCTACAGGTTTAACTTCGCCCTGTTTCCTTCTGACCCTAGCAGTATAGTGAGAACGGAAATCAGATATTGCAGGCCAATAAGGTTTTTCTCCTGCTAATTCATGCACACACTCAATCGCTGCATCTCTTTCAAGATGCGTCAACGATGTATGCCACAGCGACAACGCCCCATCTGGAGGTGGATGACCTGACCACCACAGTTGAGACATCAAAAACAAAATCTCATCTGCTTGATCTTCTGTCATTCGTCATCTCCAAATAATTGGATCACGTTGTCTTCTTCTTTCCTTAGCTTTCGCATTCGAGCTTGCGCTTCTTTAAAGTCATAATGTGCTTGCCCGTCGTTGGTTATCCAACATTCCGAACTTGGTTGCCCACTTGGATGGTCAATAACTATATGAACTAAGTCATCCTGTGGAGTATTAATGTGTACCGTTGCGCTCATTTCTTTCCTTTCGTAGTTGCAATATTCGCTCTCCGGTTCTGCCAATATTCGAGGAACTCTCGTCTTTAACACGACGCAAAGCTGTTTCAAAAGCTCGATCAGTAAAAGCCCACGTAACAGCAAGCGCCCTATAACATTCATCGAGTCCCCATCCGGCATCAACAGCACGCTGAACTACCTTTTTTATATCTCGTGGAGGAGTCATCGGCTTTGGATCAGTGATTGCCCACCAATCGTTAAGCATTGTCCGCATATCTTTCCACTCAATAGAAGCTCGTTGTGCCTCCAGTCGCATTAATTCGCTCATTCTCTAACCTTTCTTTTATTAGTTGAGCAAAAGTGTGTAGTTCCATAATTGCATATGCACCACCTGTCCCGAAATTCCTGCGTTTAACTAGAGCTACACCAAACTTAGCGTCGGCATTAACTCTTTCTTGCTCAGTCTCACGCATTATTTCTGATAATGATGACAATGCGTCCTTCCTATTTTTGCATTCAAAAACAAAATCAGGAAAAGCTTCGCTTCTTATATCGCCAACATCTTTATTGCCGACTAACGGAAGCCTATTAAATTTTTGTTTGATGTACGACGTGAGAAACCGAGCGCACTCAGTCTCCCACGCCGTCCCCTTTTGCTTGGCTTTGCTCATGCAATGTCAGGAGGGATCACATCATCGTTGTGATACAAGTATTCATTGCAAGCGTTCTGTATTAGAAACGACATTGCTTGCATCATCTGGTTGTTCTTATCCATCATTGCCCCAGCCGGGTGTTGCTCGAAAGCATCAATGATTTTTAACGCATGAAGTTCCACCTTATTAATCCAATCTTTAGGTGCAACTACGGTTACTATCCCCAACTCTTCATTCAAGATAGGAACCACTACAGATTCTGGAAATTCTTCATCACTCATTAAAAGGGCCTTGTGTCGTCTTCGAAGCCCCTTTGTACTGTCTCTGCTGCAACCTTATCACTTGATGAGCTACCTCCTTCACGAGGATTCCACCTAAGAGATGGGCCACCTTCATCAGCATAGACACAGAACTTAGAACGATTCTGCCCTGTTTCTTTGTCTTCCCATTTGTCTTGCTTCATGCGTCCTTTAACAATGACACGCTGCCCTTTGCTAAGTTCAGCCATGTTTTCAGCCAACTCGTCAAAGCACTTGACATCAAACCAATGGGTTTCTTTTGTATCGTCACGCCCAGTTGTCACAGCTACAGACAAAGTAGTAAACGCTTTACCACTTGCTCCGTATCGCAACACAGGATCTTGTCCGATGTTTCCAGCAATAGATATATCCATTATTCCTCTTTCTCTCTTTCTTCGAGAATGTTTGCGAGAACATAGTTCCCATCATGTTTATGCCAAAGATGCAGGCCAAGCCCGATCCTCATAGCACATCTTTTTATTCCGTCAGATGCACACGCTTTCAAACGTGCTCCATCTGTCTTCCAGTTGTTCGGGTTTTCACACTCACCGACTTCTTGAATCGTGGTAACTCGTCCATCAATCTCAACAGTAAGAGTGCAGAGGCAACCAGTAAGAGTACCATCAGCGTCCCTAACAACATCATCAATATGAAAATCATAAGCTCCTAATATCCCTAAGAGGAACTGTGTCACTATTCCATGAGGCACATACGCTGCTGCGAATTTACCCGGCTTAGTTTCCACGAACCTATCTGGGAATGGTGTGGCTAATTTACTTAACTGACTCATCATCAGCCTCCTTTATTTTTATGACATCAACTATGTCGATATCTCCTTGCTGCTCACAGATGTCGTAGTACGGACAGTAATCACATTCCCAAGGAATCTCTGTCGGCCAATACGACATCAAACCTTCCGGCAATCTTCCTGTTTCAAGGAATGCTTTCGCGGTTAGCGCATGTTGCTCTAAGAAATATGTTGTAGCTACTAGTAGCGACGTTTCACTTTCATCAAATGATTCGTGAATGTCGTACAACCACTCAATCATATCTCCTGCACGAGCACTATCTTTCCAACGAGAAGGCGTAGCGTCACTGCACACATAAACTAAATGCACTTTAGTTACACCTAAACCTAAGGCATACGCACACGCTTGAAACAAGTGCTCTTCTTTTGGCCCTTCGTTTCTTGCTTTGCGAAACCCATAGTTACGCATTGTTTTTATTTCTAAAACAGTTCCTTCACTTCTGCTTGGGTTGCTATGCGACGCATAATAAACACCGTCAGCATGACCAGACGTTAAACAATCAGGGATACTGACCTCAACTTCAGACTCGAAGTTATGAACAAACTCTTTAAACGCTGCTTGGATATGTTCATGCATGGTGTTACCAATTTCTCTAGCAACAAACCCATTAATCGCATTAGGACCAGCATCTATTCGACGCATCTGCATTCCATCTAACATTTGTTTCCGATCACACGTCGTGATATTAGAAACCCTTAGAAAAGAACCATCAGCAGTCGGCTTGTTCTCCGGGTAACGAATGTACCGTGATAGCACAGACGCAGCCGGACCCGTTTCGTATTGCATCATTCTCCATTTCTAAGCCCAGTTTATCAGTTCCCTCTGGCCTCATCAATGCGGCGATCCCAATAAGCTGATTCAGCAACCTCGATAGCTTCGAGCATTTCTTCATATTCTTCATCACTCAAATCTGCATACGGATCATCGGGTGGATCTATACAAAAGTATTCCATTACTCTTTCCAATACTCGTAATAATATTCAGGAGTCGTGCGCCACAAATACTGCGGACCAGCATGACGTTTCTTACGTCGAGACAACCTAGTCTCTTGACGATGACACGCATCACACACAACAGGCTCAATCAAACCAGCCTTCTGTGCTCGTTTCATCAACGGACCAAGCATTCGAGCATTATCTAATTTGACATTCATACTCTCTAAAACAGCATGAACTTCGTCAGTAGTCCACGAGTTATGCGGCGCTGTTGTCCGACATACCTTAGCTATTGCATGTTTAGCAGCAAGCTTTTGGGATGGACGGGCACCTAACTCTGCCCGTGCCATCCCAATATCACGTTGCTGCTTTCCCTCATTCTCCGACATAGCTACGTGCCATATTCAATATGGCTTTAGCTACGGCGTTAATGAAGTCATCATCATTAGGGTCTAACACTGAACTGCCCTCCATGTGTTGCTCTATGTAGTAACCAATATCATTTTCAAGTGCTTCATTGACAATGTTTTGCACTTCACCACTGTCTCGGATCACATCAGCGCAGATGTCACCCACGATGTCACAGAAATTGCCGTCATTAGCAAAATCCCGTGTATCTATTTCTACTGTTGCTTCAATACTCATTTTTTCTCCTTTTTAATGAGTTCTTTAACCGACTACCAAAATCTTGGCAGCCTTTTCTGTCATCGGCAGCTTTCCGAACATGACGTTGGCTTGATGCCTACGATTACGTTCAAGGCTGCTCTTAACACCTTTAAGTGATTTATCTTTTTGCTCCCATGCTTGGACAGCCATGAGCGCACCCCATCTAGTGTTACGCACACCAGATATATCTTCATCTTTATAAAACCTATTATCAAGATTTCTTTTAGTGTTTACCCAACGAGTCAACTGATTATGGAAACCCTGAGGAGTTAACGAATGATCCATATTCAGTGGTCGAGGTCCAATGAGATCCTTAACCAAATTATCCCACTGCTGATCGACAAACATTTGGTTAGCCATTCTTTCAATCTGTGCAGCGTAATCTTTATGACGTTCATAACCTGCACACAATTGCTCAACAGCTTCTTGCATCATGCCCTGTGGGTCACCCATTTTCTTAAACTTAAAGACAGCTTCTTTATCTAAGATGTTCCACTTAAATGTATTGGCACATACAGTTGCAGTAGCTGACTGAGTAGCAATCAACGGAACCAAACGGTCATGTCCATTGCCGATATTAAATATTGATTCGACTTTCGACCAACCCGGAATAACTATGTCATCTTTAAACTTCAAAGACACATAACCAACAGCACCATTGTCATAGGTACCAACTGATTCAATAGTTTCTACTAACCCAGTGTCGATAAGCAATCCAGTTAAATCATCAATCATAAACCGATGTTGAACTATCTGATACCGGTCACTTACTTCGGCATAAGCATGTGGATAATTGACCATCTTTAAGACATTTCTGCCTTCAAGAATTACACCTATCTCATCATGCTCAATATGTATCGGGTGACGCTGAACTTCACACCAGTCGAATGCATCTCTCGCATCCTCCCAGTCGATAGGTCCAACATTCCCTAACCTATGCCAAGGCGTTTTCGCATATAAAGCGTGCTTGGCATCTAACGCTGTCATCCTATGTGACATTTATTTCTCCTTTATTTGGGATCTTCGGGAGAGAGGGCTTTGTTTATGGGAACGACGCCCCCTCTCCCTTTCTTGCAGCTAATCAGGTTACAAACATCCGATTAGCCACGTTCTAATAGCGACCACACGTCCAAAGACGCCATTTCGCCTCGGTATTTTCAACGATATAAAACGCAAATCGAGTTGATTGTTCAATTTCAAACCGATCAGCCCACTTATCCTTGAACACATTATACCAAAAATACTTATTAATTTGGAATAAACCATGATCTTTCCCGTTATATGCACGAGGATTATGCAACGACTCACACCACGCAATTCCTAACGCATCCACACAATCATCCACAAAATACTCACAGACAATAGGTGCAACAGGCTCCGGTGGCTCATGGTTAATAGCAGTAAAATCTAAAATCCGCCAAATCACTAACCACAGATTCACATCATCCCTCTCGCACGCAAGATTTGCTCTCTAGTAAATGCATCATGTTCCACCACTGGAGTGTCACGCTTGGTACCTCCTGACTTTTTACGTTCCTTTTGACGCAACTCAATACTGTGCATACGCCAAGCATCTCGACATAAAGCACAACGGCAACCATTTCCATACTGAGTAGCAGACGGTTGACCCTTACACTTACTAGATTTCATACGACGGATAACCCCTATCAATACCAAATTCAGTCGGAATAGACTGACTCTTCACACGCTCCTGAAAAGCTTGCGACTGCTCGTCATACATTTCTTCAAGATCATCATCAATACGATTACGCCACTGCTGCAACTCATTAATAATGACCCAAAACGCAGAATGACCAAGCTCTTCAGCCTCACTCATACGCCTATCATCACTAACGCCTTCTAACCACGACACTGACGCATTCATCAACTCGTTAATACGCCTCGTCAACGACATACCAATAACCTCAGCAGTAAGTAACGGACGGTTAATACAATCATCAATAGTCATACGACTACCCTTTCTATGCTCTTAGCTATGCCCAATTTGATTCTGATAGTGAATTTAGCGAACAGGGTGGGAGGGAGGAACCACCCTGCTCGCTTGGCACAATGACCTTTCGGCTTGTATTGCTCGCCTACTTTCAGTCTCTTATGCCTGTCTCAACACCTGCTATGAAGGCCTAGTCCATAGCGTGAAGCCTCAACTTCGGCCTTATGCAACGTGTTGATATGTTTATGATTAGGTGCTACTGCCATTTGAACAGCAACACCCTCACTAACTAACACTTCATTAATTAATCTTCCATCGTCACGGTAAATATTCAACAACAAACGTCCATAGTTATCACGTTTATCTCGTTCTGTCTCTACCTTCAACGTATTACCTAATGTCATGTGAGCCAGCATTTTCTTTGCTTGTAACGCATAACAAGCGCCAATTTCCGGGGCATCCACCCCGATAAGACGCACTGTCTCTTGCTCTCCATCTATGTAACCGACAACAGTATCGCCATCAATTACTCTTGTAACCTGTAATTCGCTGTTGCTGTTCACCCCTGTGGATAGGAGTAACAGTGTGACACCGATACTTGTCAGTGTCAGCGCCACACCAGTGGTCTTACGCACTGGCAACCTTTCTGATAGTGAATGGGGGCCAGAGTTTCCCCTGACCCCCATTGGGCTTCCCCGACCGGTCTGCTGCGACCGGCCCTGATGGGGTTAGAACGGTGATTCGTCCACGGGGAGTACATGGTCGCTGTTGCCAGCTAGCACTCCGTCATCTCCTTCCTGTTGTTCGAGGAACCAGAGGCGGCCCTTCGCTTTGTTGATGCGGCCATACAATGAATCCTCAGATCCTGTGCGGTCATCGAGGTTGAAGTCTTCCTTGAAGATTCCGATCTTGAATAGGCGCATGAATCCTTTGTCATCGTGATCTCGACGGCAGTGGAACTCAACTGCTCGTTCGGTGCCTCCTATCTGCATGTCGAGGGTGAAGCTCAATCGGTCGTCGGCCCAAGCTCGTTCGTTGCGAGGCACTGATGAGTTCTTGGTGACAATGCGACGGATCATTGCATCAGCCCTACCGAGGAATGGGTAAGAACGGCTCGCTGCTTGCTCTGCGAGAAATTCGTTCTTCACGATCTCCGGGTGGTACTTCGGTACGATGTTGGCCCAAGCGAATATGTCGTAATCACCGGGTCGTTGTTTCGTCGATGCTGCTCTGATTGGGCTGACCAGCGGTGGGTCATCCTGATCGAGAACGTCAACTGACATGTCGTACTCTGTGTTGTCGAGTTCGCTGATTAACGCATCCAGTATCGCTCGCTGACGGTCAACTGCACCGATCTCTGCTTCAGGAACCATCCTTGGCTCGCTCGGTGTAATCGTTTGGGTTTCTTCAACTGCTGGAACTGCGTCCCACGTTGTTTCTGTTGTTTCTGATTCAGCCATTTGGCTCTCCATTTCTGTTACTTCGAGGCCTTTACCCCGGAGTTCTTTTGTGTACCGCTCACTGAATTGCGGCTGTGTTTCACGTACTGATTCAATTGTCAAGCTGGTTCCGTTCAAGATTGCGATCTCCGCAGAATTAAATCCATATGCTGCTTCAACTTGATCGTCTGATGTCTGAACTGGTGTCCACTCTTTAGTTTCTGTGACTTTTATGTCGTCACTTTTCGAGAACTTACCGCCATCAGTAATCAGATGACCGCACGTACCACGGTATGACTTGTAGACCATATCGCCAGTACGTTTCCGCCCTCGGTATTTTCCTTGTGTGTAAACTTCACACTTTGGACACAGTATTGATTTAACCTTCATTACGCTATCCCTTCTATCCATTCAAGATCTGGTTCATCACCTATTGCGACCATTTCGTCGATACATCCGGCACAATACGTTTTATCGTGACGTTCAACTCGGTACATCACTTCCCTCCATACGTTTTTATGACTGCATGTGCTAGCTGATCTAAGAATCGGCATGTAATCTCGCTCCAATTCGTATCTAGTCATAGTGACTTCTTCACTTCTGAGCTTTTCCACTCGTTCCCTTTCTTTTCTCTTAGCTATTCTGTGTAGCATCTGACCTTCTACACTCCATTCTATTTTTTCTTCTTCTCTTCTCATTTTCTCTTTTCTTTCTGTTTGTCGATATTTCGGCGGTCACTACTGGCTCCGCCGAAATATCGACAAACCTGATAGTGATTACTTTCTTTTGTATGCTGGTCCATATACCCATTCAGGTCCGAATATGATTCGTTCTCTGAATGATCCATCTGGCCCCGGTCTTTCCTGAAAGCTTGCCCACTTGACTATGTGTGCATAACGATGAGGGTTGCTGGTGATGGCACAACTACAACTGGCACAGTACGTCCGTACCCATGTTGAATGACGGTTAACCATTTTGACGTGGTAACCGCCAACTTTCTCGTGCCCACAATCCAATACTGTCATGTGGTTGTTTCCTTTCTATTGTTGTTCCGCTGGACGGTAGTAAGCAACTGGTGTTTCGGTCTTGACTGCTGCACGGTGTAGATCTGTGCACAGGAAGTCGTTCTCGTTGAGTTGCGAGTCGAACACAATCACTGCGTCCGCATCGTTGACCATTGACCAGTTACGCTTGGACACTGCACCCTGAGGATGCTTGTTCCAACGTGGTGCGTACGATGAGATCTCAACGTTGTCACGCTGTGATGCCCAAATACGAACCATCGCATCAACACCATCTCGTTGACCTCCGTCGATTACACGGATTGCTGCATTAGGCAGTGCAAGCTGTTTTGACAACTTGGTGTCAAGCACAGTGTTGACTGCTTCTTGGTCTGTCCATGTCTTCGACCCTGAGATTGCGAGGGTGAATGTTATATGTGCCCACTTGTCCTCCATAGTGGTGCTCTCCTTTGCTAGTTGGTCATTACTTACTTGCTGTACTGAACCCATTTGGATTCTCCTTTTCTTGGATACCGGGATTGGTATCGTCGGGGCCACCGACCTAAGCCGATGACCCCTGCGCTATCAATCCGTGAACGGATCTACATGCTGTAACAGATACGCTATGTAGTTCTGTTCGGCTATGACTGCACGACAAGCACGGATGTGAGGCTCTGCGACTGCACGGTAATGCGTGAGGTCTGTGTCCTCCATCTCTAGTTGAGCCTGATAGTGAACAGTCTTAACTGTCCAGTGTGCTTCTTCCCATAAGGGTAATTGTTTTGTCATATTGTTTCCTTTCTTATTGTGCTAACTGTTAGATGACAAATGTGACGTTACGGTTGTCGTAATCGTTAAGACGACTGACATTGCCACGACGTTTGTACAGATCGCTGGTATAAGCGTGTATGTCGTCCTCGTCGTACTCGAAGTAGTGCTTTGGATGACTGAGTTGCACTCTGTACTTGCTTTCGACTTGCTGACGGGCCTCGTCAAAGTCTGATGTGCATTCGTCGTAGATCTCGCGCTGCGTGTACTCGTCCATGTAGTCCCACGCTGTGAGGTCTGCGAACTTGACGCTGATGGCACGGACCTTGTAAGTCCACACCACACACGCCACGATGTAACGGATAATGTACATATCTGTAACCTTTCATGTTACTGTGATCCAGTCGAGTGACTGGTTGGGGCCACTCACCTTGGGAGGCGAGTGACCCGGATCAACCACTGACTAGTCGGCTGGTGTCTGCAACCATGCACGCTGTGTAGCGGCTGGAGACAGCTTGGCAAACTTGCGGTCTGCACGCCAAGCCTTACCGTACGGCTCAACGATGCGACCGCTGGAACCAGCGACCAATTCGCCACCTGCGGTCTTGAAGGAGACGTAGCGGACTACGCCATCGAGAGCCTGACACGGCAGCACGGTGTTGATGTGATGTTGCATATCTGTAACCTTTCATTGTCTGATAGTGATGAGTGGGAGTTGCTTTTGTCCTGCACCCCACCCACCGAGGCACTACCGTAATCACCGCAGACTTCGAGCTTGCTCCAACAAAGAATTTGTTTCAGCTTTGTTACAATCTCATTGTTCTCGTTTTCTCGTTCGCCCGATTGTCACAAAGCTGACACAACTTCGACTTGGAGGCTGGATGGGAGGGGTGTGGGCAATCCGGGGGAGGCGGACTCCCAGCCAGATGATGAAGTCTGCTGTGATACGGTTGGGCCGCTGGGGGGTGGTTTAGCTTGGGGTGGTATGCCGAGGCCCCCTATCACAGTATGGTGCTTATCTTTGGGGGTTTGAGTTAGGTTCAGTGGTTTGTTTTGGGCGTTTTTGGGTGGTGTGTTTGGTTGGTGGTTTATACCTTGGTATTCCCCCGAGTGTTGAGGCCTCTCTCGCCTTGACCTAGCCTCGCTGTGCTGGTCGCTCCGTGCCCCCCTGT